TGTAGAACTCATAGCCTCTCTTGAATCCTGTAAATCCAAGGTTAAGGGCCATCTCAGAATCGTTATCAAACAATCCGTAAGAAGTTCCACCAGCTCCATAAGAATTTTGAGCAGCCAACATATCGTCGATGTCAAATCCAAACTGTCTGTTCAAGAAGATTACATTCTCTTGGATTGCACCCTGCTTGTCTAGTCTTTGGATAACAGCATCAAAATCAGCAAGTACAGTGGGGTTACCACCTGACCATACATTACCTCTACCTGTTGTGAAGGCTGAGAATCCTGATATAGCGTCGAATAGACCTTCAGTACCAGCATTAACTGTACCAGCAGCTGGAGTAGACGTACTTAACGCATTCTCTGCACCTGATAAATTTTCTGCTTGTACACCCTCTACCATCGCCATCTCTAATTGATCTTCAAATCTCAAACGAGTATCGTGCTCTGATTTTATGTACCACAAGAATCCTGTAGCTCCGTTTTCTGAAGTTACTTCAACCCATCCAATCTGAGCCATGTCAGAACCAGCTACAGTGTAACGATTCTTAATGATGATTGGTTTGTTGTCGAAGAAAATATCTTCAGACTCATTAGAGCCCAACATTCCTTGTGTTCCTTTTGCAAATTCTGAACCATATACAAATGCTGTACATACAGTTGGAGCGGCAATTGGAGTTGCACCAGCTACATAGTAAGCTACTGTAAATGATGGAGCAGCTAAATCTACTGCTGTAATAACGCCTTTAGCAAAAACACCTCCTGCTGCGTTAGATGTTAGAAAGACTGTTTGTCCTACTCTGTATACACATTCTGTAATACCCGGATCGGTAATCACGAATTGTTGTCTTAATGCAGCACCTCCACCTACTGGAGCTTGAGCCGTACATAAGGTATACTTAGTATGTAATCTTCCTTGCTCTGCCCATTTAATTAAGTCAGAGTTTGTAGGTAATTCGGCACCTACGAGCCTTAAAAATGAAGCGATTGACCTGTTACCATATCTCTCAAACTCCTTCTCATAAGTATCAGGTAAATACTGATTCATAAAATCGAAGTTGGTAATATAGTTAGTAGGCAAGGTCGCTTTAATTGCTGACGGGGTTAAATCATAACCCGGTACAGCCTGGACTGATCCTGGCATAATATCTAAATTTTAATTTTTTTAATAATAATCATTTCTTGTTACTTCTAATAACTAATCCATTGCTCCTCGATGGTGGTGGTGTACCCGTAACTTTAAATCCGCCACGAGTAACACTTTCAGGAGCCCTCCGCATATCAATGTTTTTGGACTCTCTAGCACTGCTCTCTACAGCATCAGCCTTTCCTTGCTCATAAAAAAAGTTCGCAAAGGACTCTGGATTCATCGCTACTGATAACGACCTATGGTATTGTTCAGCATCTTTCAACATCCCGTTCTCATCTAAATGAGTATTAATGAAGTTGTTGACATTGGCTTGATTTTTCTTTATAGCCTGAGTTTCCCCTGGCTTGAACATAACGTCTTTATCCCCTACATTAAACTTGAAACCTTCAAATTCCGCATTAAATAATTCGTCTGTCTTTTTAAAGAAGTAATCTTGCTTTTTTTTCTGCTGGTCCTGTACCGTTTTCGATTCAGCAACATATTCCTGATAAGCCTTATATCCTTCATCGCTACTATCTGAACTACCAACTTCCCTTGACTCAAGTGGAGCCTTATATTGTTCTTTTAGTTTTGTGAAATGATCCTTGGCTTTAGCAAGTTCTTGTTTTTTGGCTATTTTTCTCTTCTTAACTTCTCCCTCATCATCGTAGTCCTCATCGTAAGCAAACTTGCTATCAATTTCAAACTCTATATCCTCAGAATCTAAATGAGGGTTAGTTTCACGATAATATTCTTCTAATAACCTATCATCATCAGCGCTATCAAAGTCTCTATTCAAACGAACAAAATCTTCAATACCTCTACCGGTGTCTTGTTTGTACTTTAAAAAAGTAGCCACATCTTCGGGCAATTCTTCGTTGCCCCTAGTGGTTTCAAACAATTCATCAACAGAGCTGATGTCTTTATTGTATCTATTCTTAATATATGAAAGAACGCTTTCGTCATCTATTTCTTTGTTTGTATCAGCAGGAACATCAACTTCCACATCGGTAGTTTCAATACTTGCATCAACAGTCTCAGCCTCGACGGTTTCTTGCTGCGACTCATGTTTGGCTAGAAGTTCGGCTTCCACAACTTGGGTGCCTTTTTCTTCTGCTGCGCCAATATCTTTTATTTTAATGTCAGCCATTAGATTTGATTTGATTTATTACAAAGTTAGTAAAAGTTTTTTACTTTTTACTGAGGATCGAACTGCGAGAGCGAAAATCCATCTAAAGTATCCTCATTAGACTCGAAGTTTATAGGCCCTAAGTTTTGTTTTCTCTGTTGTATCAATTGAGAGTTTTGACTATTTTGCTGACTAATTCTTTTATCTTTTGCTGCTTCTTTAAGAGATTCTCGTTTTTGAATATTAGAACTATCGGCTCCTTTAAGTTGCATATTAAATTCAAACTCTTTGGTCATAAGTCTTTCTTTTAGACCTGCTTCAGCCTCTAATTGACTTATCTTACCTTGAGTTTCTGCCTGAGCAAGTTGCATCTTAGCTTGTATCTCTGTTTGAACTTTTTGCATTTCAGCTTGGGCAGCTGCCTGCTGGATTTGCATTTGTTGCTCACTTTGCTGTTGCTGGATTTGGTCCTCTCTCTTTTGGTCTTGCTTTTGTTTCTGTTTGCGTTTTACTTTTAATAACTCATTAGCTAATTTAAGATTTCCTACTTGGCGAATGTCAATGGCATCTTCTAAGGTAATAGATTCTTTTTGCATAGCCATCTGAATATTCTCTTCTAATTTAGCTTTTTCCTCCTCATCGGGAGACACCTTTATAAAGACGGCGAAATCATAGATATATAAGTCTTTTATCTCATCCAAAATAGAAACATTGTATTGCCCCACTTGGTCAATGAACTTCTGCCTAAAAGGATCGTACTCTAAAATATCGGCAACCCTACACGTTAGAGCCTCTGATAGTCTTTTAGTTATATTTAAACTTCCTTCTAAAATATGTCTAGTAGCCGTATTGGAGTTTAAGGCAGCTAATTTTTGAACCCCTACCAAAGACTTAGGATCGGGAGTTGAAGCATCTCTAGCTTCATTTAGTCCCGTCACACCTCTAAGCATATCTAAATAATGATTGTAAGTGCTAACTAAAGCCTGAATCTTGCTTTGGCCACTATTCGAATTTAATTCCTGTATCGGTATCTTAGCATGGTTATATTCGCCATCTTGAGTATAACTCCTTCCAATTACACTACCAGTTTGGAAATACATCTTTAATGCATCTTCAGGATTGTAAGCTGCCCCGGTTCCTAAATCTACATCATTGATTCCATCGGCATCTATATATACTCCATCAGGAACAATGCGGGCTAAAACTTGTTGGAGTTTTAAATGAGTCATTTGAATAAGATCAGCAAAAGTTATCATTCTACGAGTAAGAGACTCGACAACTCCCTTATACATTCTAGGTGCAGTAACAACATAATTTGGAAGAGCATATTGAGAAGCCGACTTAGGGCGAACCATGTTTTTAGATAGCTGCCATTTTAAAAGATAATTACTTCCCATTATTAATATCCCCTCATACCAAACATCAATGGTTTTTTCTATTTTCCCAAATCTTTCTGCCTCATCAACAGGAGGATTAAAAGTGTCATCCTTTTGAATAACCTTATGCCCACCATGAGCCATCTTTTTCTTTTTGTGAACTATTTTCTTGGTGGTCTTATAATTATAATACAATAGAGTTATAACGTCCTTGTCAAAAATATCATCTCTATACTGTCGAGTAATGCCATAATAATCATACCAAGCGGTAGCATATTGTTGGATTTCAACTACCTCTTCTTTAGTAATGTCAGGTTTAATCTTATAGAGTTCCGTTATAGGAACCTGTTTAACTTCACCCCAATAGAAACAGTCCCTAAAATAAGGGTCCTCAGTATAACTATATACAATATTAGCCGGATCTACATATTCAACTTTTATACCTGCCCCTGGAAGGAACTCGTGTTTTACTACCCCTATGCCAACCACTGTTAAGTCGTAATCTACTCTCTTTCTAATGTCGTCGTAGAAATTTTCGTCTAAGATAGTTTTAATGGCTTGTTCTTCAGCGATCTCAATAGCAGGCTTATACTTTAATTGCATATATAATGATAATTCCTCATCGCTTTCAGGGATTTCATCAGGAGAAACATTGAAGCCATCAATGCCAAACTCTTTTTTTGTATTTAAAAGAAAATCTTTTGAAATCATATCCGTTTCAATCATCTTCTGAAATTGAGCTCGATGTTGCGCAGATAAAACATCCACAGCATAAGCCTGTACAGTAAATAGTCTATCATGCATTCCATTTACTACTATATCTACGAATTTTGGAATAATAGGAACAGGAGTCCAATCCAAGTTTAAATAGGACATATCTCCATCTACAGCAATCTCAGATTTATATTTACCAATAGGTTGTTCTCCTCTAGCGTAAAGTCTTAATCGATGAAACTCTAACCATTGATTGTAATAACGACACGTAGAACCATCTCGTCGGAACCATTCATACTGAATAGATTGACCTATTCTAAGTCCATAATCTTCACTTGCTTTTTCTGCATCTGTAGCTGTTTGTGATGGAAAACTGATGGGAGCTATCACTAAATCAATTCCTGTCATAGTCGTCGTTATTTATTATTTTACTCATTGAGCCCTTGTTACTATACCTTGCAAAGTTAACTTTTATTTTTGACTCTTTCTTAATGGGAGTATACATATGCTTCTGATTAGCCATAATCGCTAGGCCTGAGCTTATAGCTGCATCGTGCTTAGTCCGATTATTAATATCAAACTTAGCCCAATCAGTTAAGGTTCTAGTAAAAGCCATTAATCCCATCTCCGTGGGATCACGATATACTCCTTCAGTATCTAAGCCTATGTGTTTTTCAATATAGGATTCTATAGCTGAAGCATGAGCCTGCTTAATATCTTCAGAACTATTAGGTATGCCTCCTAGTTCCTTCTCACTGCGAGAAAGTCTATTATAAGTTTTGTCGGGGCGATTAACAGAATAATCTCTATAGCCTCTATTTTTAAAATGGTATAACAACCGCGGCTTGTTGTTCTCAGCTAATACAGGCATCCCATAAAAAATACACGCCATTAAGACATCTTCAAAAAATATCTCTGCTGTCTGAGGTCTAGCAATATATTCTAAAAAGAACTCATTACTTGGAGCGTCATCCATATTGAATTTTGTGAGTCCATGCAATGAACCATTAGAGCCTTTACCAACTACCGTTCCCGATATATCATAAGGATCACATCCAAAGCACCCCAAATGTTCATTGCCAGGAT